CTGGCTTAACTCTGGTATATGTTGACGGTACTCAAGGTTGGCTGCTCAAGGATAAATAATCCATGGCAACTATAACTATAACTGTAACAGTAGCCGGCGGCAAATTTGTTTTAGATGGAGTATCACAAGCAACTTATTCCGCTACAGCAGGAAATACTTACAAATTCGATCAGTCAGATGCATCAAATGGTGCAGGTGGTGGACACCCTTTAAGATTCGCGACAGCAGCAGATGCAGCAGGTTCAACAGAATACACAACCGGTGTTACAACAAATGGATCACCAGGAAGCGCCGGAGCATACACACAGATAGTTGTTACAGCTACAACAGTACAAGCATTACATTATTATTGTTCAAACCACACTGGAATGGGTGGTTTGTTTAATACAGGAAGTAGTGAAACTGTTCAATATCAAGATAGAAAAGGTTTTGACATACAAAATAGAACATCAGACCCACTCCCTTACGCACAAGCATTAATTAATAATCCTTATGTTGGTGCTTGGGGTTCAGGTACTAATATGAATAGTGCTAGATTTTTAAGTGGTGGTGCAGGTGCAGTACATTCTGCTGCATTAGTTTTTGGTGGTAGAAATCCAAGTTTATCTCCCGGACCAAACTCTGACTTTACTGAATCTTACAATGGAAGTGCTTGGACTGAAGTAGGAGATTTAAATCATGCTGCTTCTTATTATGCAGGTATGGGAACAAATACTGCAGCTTTAGCAGTTGGAGGTTCTCCACCAGCAACAGCTGGTTATACTGAAGCATGGAATGGAGCTTCTTGGACTGAAAAAAATGCTTTATCAAGAGGTCCGTCTTCTCCGCAAGCATCTACTTATGGTATGGGAAATGGAACAACTACGTCAGCATTATTTTATGGTGGTGATGAAGGTTCTAGTTCTCAAGACCGAACTGAAGAATTTGATGGAACAAATTGGACTGAAGTAGGAGATTTAAATACTGGTAGAGGTTATGGTGCCGGTATGGGTACAAATGCTGAAAACGCATTGTGTATTGGAGGTTTAGCTTATCCCACAGGTAATTTAGCTATTACTGAAAAATGGAATGGAACAAGTTGGTCAGAGGTTGGAGATTTAAATACAGCAAGATTATTATATAATGGTGCTTCCACACAAGCACCATCAACCGATGGTATAGTTTATAGCGGTAGAAATGTATCTACTAATGCTAGTTTTGCTAACACAGAGTCTTGGAATGGAACGTCTTGGACTGAGGTTGCAGATTTAGCAACGGCAAGAAGAGCTGGAGGAGGTGGCGGAGTTGCTACAAATGCTATAATGTCAGGAGGTTCACCTGATGGATCACCGCCATATAGTACTTCAAATGTAACAGAAGAATGGACTTTTGGTGGTCTACCACCATCAACACCGGCAGCGGATTATTCAGACGCAATTGTTGGAGATTTGTACTACAATGCACCAGCAGGACAATTTAAAGCTATTAAATCTGGCGGAGCGGCCATTGGAACATGGTCATCAGGCGGAGCCACAAATACAGGTAGAAGATATGTAGGAGGTATTGGCACAAAATCAGCCGGATTAATTTTTGGTGGTGCTAACCCTGGCAATATTGCAAACACTGAACAATATGATGGTACAGCTTGGACAGAAGTAAATGCTCTTAATGCAGCACAGATTGCAATGGGAACAGCCGGAACTCTTACATCTGGTATGTCAGCTGCGGGAGCAGTGTCACCTGGAGCAAATGTAGAAGATTGGAATGGTACTTCTTGGTCTGCAAATCCACATAGTATGAATACTAATAGACAATTTCCAGCTGGTGATGGAGTAAGTAATGATTCAGCTTTAATTGTAGGTGGAGAGCCTTCTCCAAAAGGAGCTCTTACAGAAATTTATGATGGTTCAACTTGGACTGAAAAAGGAGATTTAAATTCAGGTAGAAACCAACTTGCAGGAGTAGGAACTGTTACAGCTTTTTTAGCAGTAGGTGGATCTCCTGTAGTTAATGATGCTGAATTATGGAATGGTACTGCTTGGACTGAAGTAGCAGATTTAAGCAACGGAGAACCAGGTTTAAGTGCTTCTGGTGATAGTGCATTAGCAATAGCTTTTGCGGGAGCACCTGGATTTTCAGCGACTAATGAAGCATGGAATGGAACAAGCTGGACAGAAGTAGCAGATTTAGCGACGGGAAGAAACTTTGCAGGTTCTTCTAATAATCCAGGAAACACGGAAGCATTCATTGCATCGGGAGAGGGTGGTCCAGGTTATCTTACTTCAACAGAAGAATGGACTGCATTAGATTTTGAAATTAAAACGGTGACAAGTAGTTAATTATGATTTATAAACAAGCAAAAGGAGGAAGCAACTATGGCATATAAATACTGTACAGCGACTAACTGGGGAAAAAACTTTTTCACTCACGAAGAGAGAAAACAGTTTCACCTTTCAGGGCATCCTGGTGAAGTATGGGTTGTAGGCGACAATCTTTATGGTGATCAATGGATCAGTAAAGTAGCAGGTGCAATTAAATCGAAAGATGAAGCACAAGCTATCGTTACTGGTGAAATCGAAGCAGCACAAACTGCTTGGGATGCATTGTCAGCTGAAGAACAAGCTATAAGCTCAAGACCAGTCGTATATAATTTACCATAGTCTTTAACCTATGGCGAATTACAAAGATATAAAAGGATTTGCAGTTCAAACACTAGCAAGCGATACACTTGTGTCTCAAGTGTACGGTGGAACTTGGGCTAGTGGTGCAAACACCAATACCGCAAGAAGATTTACACCTGGAGCTGGAACTTCTGGTCCTACTCACAACAATGCTTTAATTTTTGGAGGTAGTCCGAGTGTTGTTGATACTGAAAGTTATGATGGAAATGCATGGACAGAACTTAGTAATTTAAGTGCTAATAAAAGTTCGGGTCTTGGAACAGCTACTGCAGCATTAGGTGTTGGTGCAGGTGTTGCTGTAGAACAATGGAATGGAACTTCTTGGACAGAAGTTGGAGATATAAGTTCAACTAGAAATTTTTCTGGAACACAAGGAACTACTGGCGCAGGATTAATTGAAGGTGGTGAAGCTCCTGGTGGTGCTTCAAACCTTACAGAATCTTGGAATGGAGCTTCTTGGACAGAAGTTAATGAGTTAAACACGGCAAGATATTCTTTAACTGGAGCTGGAACTCAAACAGCAGGCCTTGCTATGGGAGGCTATACTCCTCCTACTGTTCAATCATTAACAGAGCAATGGAATGGTACCTCTTGGGCTGAAGTCAATAATTTAAATACAGCAAGATATGATTTATCAGGATCAGGTTCTCAAACAGAAGCGTTGGTTTATGCTGGAAACGCAGATCCGCCAAGATTAACTAGCACAGAATCTTGGGATGGAACTTCTTGGGCAGAAGTTAATGACATAAGCACAGCTAGAGCTGCCGCTAATAATGCAGGAGCAGGAACAGGTAATAGTTCAGCAGTTTTAGCAACAGGACAAACTCCAGGTAGCGTAACAACACAACTTACAGAAGAATTTACAGCACCATCAGTATTTACACAAATTAATTTAGGACAATCTTATTTTAACTCTGGATCAAACGCTTTTAAAGTTACCGAACAACCTGTGCCTGGTGGAACTTGGGCATCTGGTGGTGGTATGAATACACAAGGATATGCATTATTTAGTTTAGGAACACAAACTGCTGCAATGAGAGCAGGTGGTTATGGAGGACCTCCTGTAGGATATCAAGCAAATGCTGAAACTTATAATGGCGCAACTTGGACAGCAATTACAGCTTTACCAGTTGCTCGTAGTAATGAAGGTGGTGCGGGATCAGGCACTACGGGAGCAGCATTAGTATATGGTGGTACCGCTCCACCAGGACGTACAGGAATTACTGAAGAATGGAATGGATCAAGTTGGTCAGAATCAGGAGATTTAAATACAGTTAGGAATCAACTTGCAGGAGTGGGAACACAGACTGCAACTCTAGCTTTTGCTGGACAAAGTGGACCTGGTCCAGGTGGCTATTCAAATTCTTCTGAATCTTACGATGGTTCTTCGTGGACAGCGACGCCTAATGTAAATTCAGCAAGAGGAGGAGTTGTTGGAATAGGTCAAACTTCTACAGCAGCTTTAGCAGCCACAGGATATGGTCCAGGACCATCTCCAGCTCTTGTTGAAAATTGGGATGGCTCGTCTTGGACTGAAGTAGCAGAAGTTAATACAGGTCGAGGAAATGTTGGAGCAAGAGGAGGCACAAGCACAGATGGAATAATTGCTTCAGGTTATAGTGGTACCACTAGAACAGTAAATGTAGAGCATTGGAACGGAACTGCTTGGACAGAGATTGCTAATGTGGCACTTGCTAGATATGGTATAGGTGGTCAAGGATCTTCATCAAGTGCAACAGTTGCATTTGGAGGAAATAGTGCAGCATCTGATCCAGCTGGTGTAACTACAACAGAAGAATTTACAGCTCCATTAACAAATAAAACAATTACATTAGGTTAACATGGCAAATTATAGAAACATAAAAGGATTTACACTTCAATCAACAAGCACCGACCCGGTGCCTTACATTCAATCTTGGTCATCAGGTGGTAATTTAAATACAGCTGTTTTGGGAAATTGTGGATTTGGAACTCAATCTGCAGCAGCAAGTGTTGCAGGTACTGCACCATCAGCTCCTGGAATAACTAATCATGTTGAAGAATATAATGGTTCAACTTGGACAGAAGTAAATGCTACACCAACAGGTTATGATAGTATGGGTTCTTGCGGACCACAAACATCTGGTATGGCTTTTGGTGGACAATCAGCTCCTGGTCCAAACACAAATAATACTTTTGAATACGACGGAACAAATTGGACATCAGGTGGAAGTTTAAATACTGCAAGAAGAGATTTAATAGGTGCTGGAACTCAAACGGCTGGACTTGCAGCCCTTGGAGCAGTTGATCCACCTTATTCAGCAGAAACAGAAAAGTATAATGGAGCGTCGTGGACAACCGTTGCGGAAGCAAACACAGGCAGAAGATCCGCTGGTGGAAGTGGAACTTCAACATCAGCTCTAGCTTATGGTGGTTATGGACCACCTGCAGATTATTCAGATGCGGTTGAGTCATGGAATGGAGCATCATGGACAGAAGTTTCAGAATTAAATACAAAAAGAGGAATTATTGGATCAGCAGGTGATAGTAATACATCTGCATTAGCGATTGGAGGAACTTCTCCAGGTGCACAAGTTGCGAATGTAGAACAATGGAATGGTTCTGCTTGGACAGAAACTGCTGATTTAGCCGTTGCTAGAAATTTAAAATTTGGTTTACCAAATGGACCAACAAGTGCTGCATTAGCGGCAGGCGGAAATGCACCATCAGCTCCTGGAGCATCAGTTTTTACTGAAGAGTTTAGTTTTCCAGGACCAACATCATCAATTTTAATTGAAGGTCAAATGTGGTATAATTCAAATACAACCGCTTTAAAAGGTTTTGCAAGAGATGTTGCAGAAGGAACATGGGCAAGTGGAACTAATATGAATAACGCCAACGCAGCCGTTGGTTCTTTTGGAATATCAACTGCAGCAATAGAATTTGGAGGTTATTATCCTCCTGGTTCAGCCCCTGGAAGAATAACAACAGAAGAATATGATGGAACAACATGGACTGAAAAATCAGACATGTCTGTCTATAGAGCTGAACGTCCTGGAGCTGGAACAACTGCCGCAGGATTAGCTATAAGAGGTAATCCGGGAAATGCCACTGCCGTAGAAGCATGGGGAGGTTCAAGCTGGACAACAGTAAATTCATCAAGCACTCCAAATGGAGGAAACTCTGCTTGTGGAACTCAAACAGCAGCAATTACGTTTGGTGGAGAAACAACAGCTAACACAGAACTTTATGATGGTACATCATGGACAGAAGTTAATAATATGAATACTGCTAGAGGAAAAATGTCTGGGTCAGGAACTCAAGCAAGTGCAGTGGGATCAGGCGGTACGCCGGGCCCTCAAGTCCTTGCAGAAACATGGGACGGTTCAACTTGGTCGGAAGTAACAGAAAACAACACACCTAGATCAGCTGGTGCAGCAGGTGGAACATCTAATAGTTCTGCTTTAGCTTTTGGTGGAGGACCATCAAGAACTGCTAACACTGAATATTGGAATGGCTCATCTTGGACAGAAGTAGCTAACTTATCATCAGCTACTCAAGATATGAATTATGGAAATGTAGGAACTACAGGCGGAACTTTAGCCATAGGTGGTGATGCTAGTCCCCCTGTTTCTACTCGTACTGAAGCATGGACAGCAACTGACGCGGTAATTTCAGTTACAACTTCGTAGTTGACCTTTATATAGAAAGGTATATAAAGAGATTAGAAATGAATAAAGGAGATAGAAATGTCAAAAGAAAAACGTAATATAACAACTAAACTTGAAACTGAATCTAAATACTTAACTAATATCTTAGATAAGGATGATGTTAAAAGTTTTAAGAAACTAATACCTGAACTCCAAGATACTTGGATGAAAAAACAAATGTTTAGAACAGAAACCGAAATGAGGTTTTCTGTATTATCTGATAATAAATATCCAACTAAAGCTGCAAAGTATTGGCAATCTGTAAGAGAACAGAACACACACTTTGAAAACTTAGTTCATCTATCATTTGAAGCTAGAAAAAATGAAGTTGAGATAAAAAAACTACAGAGAGAAATTAGAGAAGTAAATGATCCATTAGACAAAGAAATGAAACAAGTAGAGCTAGAAGAAAAACTTTACAATAAAGCACAAATGGAGTTAGTTGCTAAACATAGAATGAGAGAAGTTGCTACATGGTCTAAACTTAAAAAAGAATTTGATGATGGTAATTTTGATAAGAAAGACGTAGATACTCACCAAGCACATTCTTACTTACTAAGACTTCAAGAACAGAAAAAAACAATTACTCCAGGAACATCACAACCTGAAGTGTTTAACGTTTTAGGACAATTAGAAGCTTTAGAAAAAAACTTACAAGAAAATAAACTTTCTTTGGACGTCAAAAAAAATAAAAGAATTACAAAGTAATATGCAATTTGACTTTGTATACTTAGGTCAAACGGTTTTAAAATACCAGGTCCCTTTAGAAATATTCGTAGGTCTTAATGAAATCTACGAAAAACAAAAGAAACAATTACCTTCAGCTACCAAACAATTAGTAGGTAAAATAGAAGATGAAGTGTCTTTATTTTACTCTGGTCCAAACAACGATAAGATGCATCAACATAATTTTTTACCGCAAGATATACTAAAATGGTTTTATAGCGTCTTTGATCATTACACAAATTGGAATAAGATTGGTCCAACTAGAAAAGACATAAATTCTATATGGGTTAATGAAATGAAAGCCAATGAATATAATCCTGTGCATATACACCAAGGTAAATTGTATACAGGTTTGTCTTCTGTAATGTGTTTAAAATTACCAAAAGATACAGGTATAGAATATTCAGCTCCTGATAAACCAATGAATGGTAGACTACAAATTATAGGCGCTGCTGCAGGTCAATTTGCTAAAACAGATTATTCACCTGAAATAAAAATTGGTGATTTTTATGTTTTTCCTTACGACATGAGACATTGTGTTTATCCATTTAATTCTACAAAAGAAAAAAGAAGAACATTAGTTTGTAATGTTGATATTGAATACAATCCTGTTGCATCACGAACTGCAGGAGGACAATTAGAATGATACCAAAGATGCCACGATGGCAAGCTTATGTTGCCATAACTACACAACCTATTTTTACACCTGAACAATGTCAAATGATTATTGATGCTGGTCATCAGTGTGAGCCAGAACAAGCTAAAGTTGGTGGTGGAAAACATGGTCAGCACGACACTAAAAAAAGAGTTACAACAATATCTTGGATACCTTTTAATAAATTACCTGAGATGTACAAAATTATTGATAATCAACTTTCTATTGTAAATTTAAATCATTTTATGTTTGATGGTGTAAGACTCACAGAACCCGCACAATTTACTGTGTATCCCAAAGGTGGTTTTTATGATTGGCATATGGATTTAAATGCTTTTGGTGCTACAGGAGAACACCCTGTACGTAAAATATCAATGACTTGTTTATTGTCAGATCCATCAAAGTTTACGGGTGGAGAGCTTATGTTTTCAGATGCAGGGCAACAGAAACCATTAGACTTAAAACAAGGACAGGCAATATTTTTTGGATCGTTCTTAAGACACAAAGTAGCTCCAGTTAAAAAGGGGGTCAGAAAATCATTAGTTATGTGGTTTGGAGGACCGCCGTTTAAATGAGTCAACTACAAAGAAAAATACTATTTCCTACTCCTGTTTATTTTAAAGACTTACCTAACGCAAAAAAGTTAAATAAATATTTATTTAAAGAAATAAAGAAGTGGCGTAAGGCTGATCCAAAAGGAGAAGAAAAAACTAATTCTGGATTTGGTTGGCACAGCAAAACAGATATGGATAGACGAAAAGAATATAAACCTCTTGTAGATGAATTATTTAAAATGGGTTATGAGTGTAATAAAGATTATGGTGTTTCAGGTAAATTAGGATTAGGTAATATGTGGGCTAATGTAAGTCCAACGTATTCTTATAATAAAACACATACACACCCTAACTCATTATGGTCAGGTGTATATTATATTAAAGTTCCTAAAAACTCAGGCAAACTATTTTTAGAAGATCCTAGACCAGGACCTAATACTCACATGCCTAGACGAATGGATAATATTCCTGAACCTTTATGGAGAGTATGTGCTTACGGACCTATTGAAGGACGTTTAATTTTTTTTCCTTCGTGGTTACCTCATGGTGTTGATCTTAATATGAACACTGAAAAAGGAGAAAAAAATTTAAGAATTTCAGTATCCTTTAATTTTATACAAATATGACCAAGTTAATTTATACTAAGTTACCTATTGATCAAATTGAGTATATTGACAGACCAGAGTTTCACACTAAGGAAAAAGAATTTAAAAATAGTTTAACTACTTCTATTCAAAAAAATGGTATTCTAGAACCTGTCTATGCTGAGTATGGTCATGACTACGGCCCCAAGATTAAAATAATTGTGGGCAATAATAGAATGACTGTTGCTAAAGCATTGGGTATTAAAGAAATACCTATTATTGTTAATATTTGGACTCCAGAGACATTTGATTTAGAAGGAAAAGAATTAAAGACAGATGATGAAATTAGATCTTTATTTAGATTAAAGGATCAATTACAAATAAGAAGAGATAAAGAAGGTCGTATTGATCAAATTATGCCTCCCTATTATCCTACGGTAGAAAATGAATACATTTAAAAAAAATAAATATCAAGTTATTAGAGGCGCTATTTCTAAAGAACTGGCTGATATTGGTTATAGATATTTACAAATTTCTGCAGAGGCGGATAACTGGATGATAAAAAACTACGTTACTCATGAAAAAAATCCTTTAATAGGTAACTTTAATGATCCACAAGTTCCTAATTCTTACGCTAAATATTCTGATCGTTTTATGGAAACATTATTAATTAAAACTATTGATGTTATGCAAAAGAAAACAGGGCTCAAGTTGGTGCCTACTTATTCATACACAAGGCTTTACAAAAAAGGCAATATTCTTAAAAGGCATAAAGACAGACCTAGTTGTGAGATATCTACTACGCTTTGTTTAGGTGGTGATCACTGGCCTATTTACTTAGATCCTACAGGAGCTGATAATGTTATAAATGAGTATAAAAATATACATAAACCTAATGCACCTAAAGGTGTAGAAGTTAATCTAAAACCTGGTGATATGCTTATATATTCTGGTTGTGATTTAGAACATTGGAGAGAGCCTTTTCAAGGCCAATTATGTGGTCAAGTATTTCTACACTATAACCATGCAGATGGAAGGTTTGCAAAGACCAATTTGTATGATAAAAGACCCCTATTGGGCATACCCAAAACTCGTTGATCTACAACGCGATTTAATATAATCTACACAAAACAGGAATTTCTATGCTACAAAAATTAGGCTTTTTGCCGGGATTTAATAAACAAGTTACTCCAACCGGGGCCGAGGGACAATGGACTGGGGGAGATAATGTTAGATTTAGATATGGGTCACCAGAAAAAATAGGTGGTTGGGCACAGCTTGGTGCAACTAATTTAACAGGCGCAGCCAGAGCAATACATCACTTTGACGATAACGCAGGTATTAAATTTGCTGCTATAGGAACAAACAGAATTTTATATGTGTACTCTGGAGGTACATACTACGACATACACCCTATCAGAACTACATTAACAGGCGCAAACTTTACAAGTACATCTTCATCAAAAACAGTTACGGTAACATGCACCGGGGCTCATGGATTACAAGACGATGACATTGTATTATTTGACAGTGTAACAGGAGTCACTGGGTCGTCTACTTATAATAACGCTACATTTGAAGATGTTAAATATATGGTAACATCAGTGCCTACTACAACTACATTTACAATTACTATGGAATCAACTGAGTCTGGTACTCCTCTTTCTACAGCTGGATCTGCCTCTATATTGTGCTACTACACAGTAGGACCAGCACAACAAGTTGGTGGCTTTGGTTGGGGTACAGGATTATGGAGTGGTACGGTAGCTGGACCATCAACAACTACATTAGCTTCTACTATTAACGATAGTGTAACTGACATTCCTTTAACTGATACATCTCAGTTTCCTGCCACAGGTGAAATTAGAATTGGCTCAGAAGACATTAGTTATACAAACAATAATACAACTACAAATATATTAAGCGGTGGTGCAAGAGAAGTTAATGGCACTACAAAAGCTGGCCACAGTGCTGGTGTAACTGTTACAAATATTTCTGACTTTGTAGCATGGGGCGAAGCTTCATCTGCTGACTTTACAATTGATCCAGGTTTATGGGTATTAGATAACTATGGTACAAAACTTATTGCGTTAATTTATAATGGAAGATGTTTTGAATGGGATGCAGCTGCTACAAATGCAACATCAACACGAGCAACTATAATAGCAAACGCACCAACAGCATCACGACACGTACTAGTATCTACACCTGATCGACACTTAGTATTCTTTGGAACAGAAACTACCGTAGGTAGTCAGTCATCACAAGACGCTATGTTTATTAGATTCTCTGATCAAGAAAATATTGACGGTACAGATGCATACACAGTAACTGCAGAGAACACGGCAGGTACACAAAGACTTGCAGCAGGCTCTAAAATTATGGGAGCTATACGAGGTAGAGATGCAATTTATGTATGGACCGATACTGCATTATTTTTAATGACCTTTGTAGGTGCACCATTTACTTTCTCCTTTCAACAGATAGGAAGTAACTGTGGATTAATAGGTAAGAATGCATGCGTTGAGGTAGATGGCACAGCGTTCTGGATGTCAGAAAATGGTTTCTTTAGATACGATGGTCAACTAGAATCTATGGACTGTTTAGTAGAAGACTTTGTTTATGACAATCTAAACTCTACACCTAGAGATTTAATTAACGTAGGACTAAACAACTTGTTTGGAGAAGTTATATGGTTCTATCCAAGTGGTACTTCTTTAGCTATTAATAATATGGTATCTTACAATTACATTGAGTCTTATAGTAGAGCTAGTCCTAAACAAGCAATATGGACTACAGGAACATTAGCAAGAACAGCATGGGCAGACTCTGCTGTGTTTGCAAAACCACACGCAACAGAATACGATCCAGATGGTACAGCTTCTGATGTAATAGGTAACACTGATGGTTGTTCTATTTACTTTGAACACGAAACAGGGACCGATCAAGTTGTAGCTGGCGGAACGGTTACAGCTATCTTAGCAGAAATTACATCTGGAGATTTTGACATTACACAAAAAAGAACGGCAGCAGGCCA